GAGGGGCGCATCAAGAAGCTAATGTTATGGATGCCGCCGCAGACCGGAAAGTCAGAATTATCAACACGCCGATTACCGGCGTTTTTGTTTGGAAAGAACCCCGACTTGCGAATAGCTGAGGTGGCCGATAATCATACGGTGGCCGCGAAGTTTAACCGTGACGTACAGAGGATAGTTGACAGCCATGAGTACACAGAGATATTCCCGGACACAAGGATAGCATCAAGTCAATGGTTCAAAAACAACGGCAGGTATGTCAGAAATGCGGACGAGTTTGAAATCGTCGGGCATAACGGCAGCTTGGTATCTGTCGGCGTAGGCGGCGGTCTTACATCACGAACCGTCGATATCTTGATCATTGACGACATATACAAAGACGCTGCTGAGGCATGGAGTGAAACGATCCGCGAATCGCGGCAAGAATGGTACGACACAGTCGCAAAAACGCGGCTTCATAACGATAGTCAGCAGCTGATCGTCATGACGCGCTGGCACGAAGAGGATATATGCGGGCGGTTGCTTGAAATTGAGGACGACTGGGAGGTCGTTAAATTCCTCGCGATTAAAGATGGACAGGCCTTGTGGCCGGAGCGGCATTCGCTTGAGACGCTACTGTCGATCAAAGAGAACAACCCGATTGTATTCGACAGCCTGTACCAGCAGAACCCGACGCCAAAAGAAGGACTGCTGCTGCCAGCGTCTGAGTGCAAACGCTTCAGGATGGCGCAGATCAAAGACAGCAAACCTGACGGCATTGTGCTGGTGTGTGACGTCGCCGATGAGGGTGATGATAGCCTGTGTGCGCCGCTGGGGCTTTTGTACGGCGATGATGTGTATATACCCGACGTGATATTCACCAAAGACCCGATAGAAGTTACACAGCCGCGTGTGGCTGCAGCGCTTGATGATAACCGCGTCGACCGTGCACGTTTTGAAAGCAATAACGGCGGTAAGGGGTATGCGCTTGAGGTGCAGCGGTTAAGGCGTGGGCGAACAACGATAGACTGGAAGGCGACCACAGCAAATAAACACACTCGAATTATAATGAAATCTGGATATGTCAAAGAGCATTTTTATTTTCTTGTGGATGAAGAGCAGGACGCCGAGTATAAAAAGTATTTTCACGAGTTAACGCACTACCCAAAAAACGGGAAAGTCAAGCACGACGATGCGCAGGACGGCACGACGATGCTGGCGGAGTACATTGATCCCGTAGCAGCGTGGGGATGGTAAAGGAGAGCCGAACTTGAACGAGATAACAGCACTCAACAATATACCTGAAAAGCTCGACAGGGCGATCAAGACAGTGATTGATACACATCTTGTCAGCAATGTTTACAAGCGCACCATCGAAGGCGAAAAGTATTATCGCACTGATAATGTCGAGATAAATGCGCGTAAGCACTATGTATATGCGCAGGATGACAAAGGCGATCCGCAGCTTATTGAAGACCCATACAAGGCCAACAACAAGATGGCCAGCAGCTTTTTGAAGATACAGGTTGATCAGAAGGTGGCGTATAGTCTTGGCCGACCACTGACCTATGAAGACGAAAACGACGAACCCGCTGACGATTTTGTTGAAACGCTTGGCAGGAACTTTGCGAAAACATTGCGCAAAATAGGCAAGGCTGCCGCAAAAAGCAGTGTCGGCTGGGGCATGCCGAACATCACACCCGACGGCGCTTTTGAGCTGGTGCATATACCGAGTTCACAGGTGATCGCGGTATACAAAGATATCGACTCTGAGGAGCTTGAGTACGGGATACGGATGTATGAAGTTACGGCCATCAAACAGGACGGCACATTCGGCAAGACGACACAGGTCGAGGTGTGGGATGACGAGCTTGTCACGATTTACCGTAAAAACATAGACACAAGCGTATACGAGCTTTTGACGCTAGACAATATACCGAATCCGCGATACCACTTCTCGCGGGTTAAAAAGTACGGCGAGACCTCTGTCGAGGAACAAGGGCAGTCGTGGGGTAAGGTGCCGTTTGTGCCGCTCTACAACAACGATGAACTTGAGTATGACCTGAAACCAATCAAGAGTTTTGTCGACGTGTACGATATTGTACAAAGCGACTTTGCAAACAACCTTGAGGACTTCCAAGACGTTTTTTGGGTACTGAAAGGGTATGGCGGCACGAACGTTAGCAAATTACTTGAAGACGTGAAGTTGTACAAATCGCTCAGAGTCGGTACAGATGGCGACGCACGTGCGGAAACGATAGATATACCGCACAAAGCGCGGCAGGTGATGCTTGAAAATCTTGAAACCGCGATATATAAATTCGGCATGGCGGTTGACCCAAGCAAAACCAAAGGCGGAAGTCTGACAAATGTACATATCAAAGCCATGTTTGCGAATCTTGATCTCAAAGCCAGCGAGTTTGAGCAGCAGGTGCGCGACTTCATATGGCGGTTGCTTTATTTCGTGAATACATATCGCCAGCAGGCACGGCAACAGCCGACAACGCTGAAAAAGATCAGATTTGACAGATCTATGATCATCAACGAGGCAGAGCTACTTGAAGCGAACGCCGGGCAGCTGGGCACAGTGTCTGACGAGACGCGGCTTGGAAATCATCCGTGGGTTGATGACGTCGAAGCGGAAAAAGAGCGGCTTGAAGCTGAAAAAGGTGCTATTACGATCACAGATGAGGGATAGCCCATGCCCGATAAAAACAAAGAGCGCATTGCGCTAACTGAGAAGCTGGAACAGGCGAAGCTAGCGAAAATACAAGCCGAATATCAAAGAGTATACACATCAATCCGCAAAGAGCTTGCGGATTTTTTCGTGCGTTACGCTGACGGCGGTATAACACTGGCTGAGGCGACGAAGTATGGACGGCTCGCGAACCTTATGAAATATATAGAAGGCGAGCTGGCTAAAATGGCGCAGATGAACGCGGGCAGTCTCGCCGCCCACGCTTTTGAGGTATACGAGCTTAATTACTTCCATGCAGGGTATTTGCTTGAAACGACATATCAGAAAAAGCTCGCATTCGGTGCACTGAATCGTGAAGCCGTAAAGGCTGCGATCATGAACCCTCTCGATAAAGTTGCGGGGCTCGCGAATAGGACGCAACTTCGGCAGGCGGTCAATAGAGCGATCACACAGGCCATCGTGCGCGGCGAGAGTGTGCAGAAAGCCGCCAAAGCAGTTAAGACGTCCATGGAAACCAGCACATACGGCGCTGAGCGGATTGTGCGTACAGAGACAACGCGGTCTATGAATATGGGAACATACGACAGCATGCAGCATGCGGCGAGCAGGGGTCTGCCGATTAAAAAGCAATGGCTCGCGACACTGGATAGGCGTACGCGCGACTCGCACCAGAGCATGGATGGCGAGACACAGGAACTCGATAAGCCATTTTCAAACGGGCTTATGTTCCCGGGCGATCCCAGTGGCTCAGCCGGAGAGATAATCAACTGTCGGTGCACCATGATTGAGGTCGTGGAAGTAGAAGGCTTGCCTGAAACGAGCAGAGCGGCACGAGACAGCGAGGGCAACTATGAGGTCATACCTAACATGACATACCGGCAGTGGCTAAAAACAAGAGTATCTGGCCGGTGACACGGTCTTGATATAACCAATCAAACAGGCGGAACCCTGTGCCAAAACTACAAGAAAAGCGTGGCGGAGAACCACGGACAAAACACAAAGGAGATTGAATCATATGGCGTTGTTAGAAAAAATCAGTACAGCACTTGGCGCGGAACTCGCGAAACAGGTCGAAGAGGCGCTTGCAAAGGCAACGATTGAAATCGGCGTGACAAACGACGGCACACTCGTTCCCGCGGCAAAGCACGACGGGCTAAAAGACGAACTGCGACAGGCGAAAGCGGCAAAAGATGACGCAGAGGCGCAGCTGACGAAGGTCAACGAGCAGCTTGAAGAACTGAAAAACAAACCCGACACAAGCGCAGAGGTCAAAGCAGAACTTGAAAAAGTGAAGGGCGAGTATGACACCTATAAGACGGACGCTGAAAAGCGCGTTGCGGCTGTCAGGAAACAGGCGGCGCTTGAGCGGGCGCTGCTTAGCGATAGTGCAAACCCGGATGCTATTGACTATTTGGTGACGCTGGTCGACGTAGATGCAGTCGAGCTCTTAGATGACGGGTCGATAAAGGATTTTGACAAGCTTACGGCACCGATTAAAGAGTCGAAGCCGAGCCTATTTGCCAAAGAGTTTCTCAAAGGCAGCAAGCAAGCAAACCCGAAAGACCCGGATGACAGCGACATGGCTGCATGGACTGAAAAGATGAACAGCGCAAAGACGAACAGAGACCGCATTGCAATCAAGCAGGAGGCGTTCGAGAACGGAGTCATCCTGCAATAAATCAAATTATTAAAGGAGATGTAATAGATGGGACAGGCAACAGGCGCGGCGGGCGTATACGACCTGCCGAATTATTGGGGTGAGCTGTTTACAGCAGACGAGGTCAGGACACCATTTCTGACAAAGATCGGCGGCATGTCCGGCGGGGGTATGCAGACCGAAAACTATGAGTTCGCGACGAGCTCGGAGTACGATTTCCCGGCGGCGGCGCAGCCTGCCGTGACGGAAACCGACTCGCTTACGGCGCCGACAGCGACGCAGGGCGTGCGTGCGCAGGTCAAAAACGTCACGCAGATATTCCACCAGGCGGTGAATATCCCGTATAACAAACTGGCGAACCGCGGCAGGCTGTCGGGGATCAACAGCGCAAACAAGCAGAGCAACGTCATCGATGAGAAGGCGTGGCAGATCGATTACAACCTCAAGATTATCGCTCGCAACATCGAGTATACGTGCCTCAACGGCGTGTATAACCTTGCTGCGGCAGATGACGAGGCGAACAAAACGCGCGGCATGCTTCCAGCGTGTGCACTCAGCGGCGGAACAGCAGTTGCAGCCGGAACAGCAGCATTGAGCAAAGCACTCTTGCAGCAGCTGTTTAAGACCATGTTCGACAACGGCGCGCCGTTTATCGATGTGTGGCTGTGGATGAACAGCTTTCAAAAGCAGGAGCTGCAGGACATCTATGGTTACGCGCCGGAGGACAGGAACGTTGGCGGCGTAAACATCAAGCAGATTGAAACCGAGTACGGCAACATATCGATTGCACCGACACACAAATTCATGCCGACAGACACAATCGGCGCGTTTGACATGTCGGTGATTACCCCGGTAACCCAGCCGACACCCGGCAAGGGCAATTTCTTCTATGAAGAGCTTGCCAAAACCGGCGCTGCTGAGCAGGGTCAGGTGTTCGGTATGTTTGGGCTGGATCACGGTCCCGCATTCGCGCACGGCAAGATCACAGGGCTGGCGACGTCCTAACGGGCGATCAATGGAACGAATGGAGCGAGCGGTATAAAACCGCTCCCCTACATTGAAAAGGAGATAAATAAAAATGGGTATGTATTCTGGTTATAAACTTGAAGAGCGGGTCAGAAATCCGCTTCTCAAAGAGCTTATTGAAGCGATCATGGACGTCACGGCGGGACATGATCACGACGGGGAAAACAGCAAACTTGCGACGGTCGGAACGGTTGCAGACGGCAGTGTCACGTTGGCGAAACTTGCGGCAGCAGTACAGGCATCACTCGCGTTGGCCGATAGCTCGCTGCAGCCGGGCGAGATCGAACTTGCGGAAGGTACGCCGACAAACGCAGCGGCAGCAACCGGCACGCTCACTCTAAGCGGCGTTGTCATTGACGGCGAGACTGTAAGTGTCGGTGCTGACGTATACGAGTTTTGTGCGGACGCCGCGCAGAGCCTCACGGCGGGCAGTACGATCGCGGTCGATATCACAGCATCCGTGACGGCATCGCAGGGCACTCTCACAGTCGATACACATCCCGCGCTCGGTGACACGTTCACGATTGGCGATAAGGTGTTTACCATTGTTCCGACGGATAGCGCCAATGGCGATGGCGACGTTGCCCGCGGGGCTGATTTGGCTGCTTGTCAGGCGGCGATCGTTGCGGCCATCAACGGTACAGATGGGTATAATACGGCAAGTGAATATGTCACAGCGGCGGCATTTGAAACCGATGCTTGCGTGCTTACAGCACTTGTGGGCGGCACGGCAGGTGACAGTATTGACACGACAGAGACATTCACGGCAGGCACGAATGTGTTTGACGCGGCCACGCTTGGAACGACAGCAGCAGGCGCAGACTGTTCGGCGGCTAACGCTGTCACAGCACTTGTAGCGGCGGTTACAGCAAGCGACACTCAGGGCGTAGGCGCTGCAGACGGCGCTGGTGATACCGTGGTGTTCACGGCTGATACGGCCGGCACGGCTGGCAATGCGACCACGACAACTGAAGATATGGCAAATGGCGAGTTTGGCGCGGCAACGCTGGAAGGCGGTGCTGCTGGTACTGTGGGCGCGCAGTATCAGACGTATGTTGACGCCAACTACCTGTATGTTTGCGTTGCGGCCAACACGGTCACTGGTACGAACTGGCGGCGTATTGCGCTTGGCTCTGCATATTAGGCGGTGATGGCATGAGCCAGTTAAAAACGACAGAGATATTATTGCAAAACGTCGAACAAGGCTGGATATCGGAACTGATTACCGCGGCGGGCGCAGAGACAAAAACCGTCAAAACGTCCGCCGGTAAAGTGGCATATCTGAAAGTCAATGGCGCGTATGACGTGACGATGAAAGACAACGACACCGCAAAATGGGCGGCTGTCAATAATACACATGTTGACTTGAGCGGATGCCCGATTGCGTTTGAAACGTCCATCAAGCTCACATTCGGCGGCGCGGGCAACGCGTGGATAATTTACAAATAGGGGAGGGAACCATGGGTAATTACGAGCCAATGGCGTACATTTGGAGTGAAAAAGCAAAGCGAATCATCGGCAGAGCGGACAAGGACGGGAAATTTAACCCGAAAGTCGATGCTGGCAAATTTGAAACATCCAGCCAACAGGAACCAATACAGGTACAGCCTCCGCCGATGACACCGCCTGCTATAGAACTCGAGCCGGAAAAGGCACCGCCATTGCCGAAAATGGACGAACTGAGAGAGCAGGCAAAAATACTCGACGTGGCAGCGCCCGTGGGGATCACGAAAGAACAGCTGTACGCAAAGATACAGCACGCGATGCAGAGTTAGTGAGGTAAAGACATGGGCATGATTGCCGAGGTAATGGATCACTGCAAAAACCATTTTGTCAAAAGCCATGAATACGGCGCCTATAGCTTCGCCGCCAGCACAAAGAAGATCACCGGCGGCTTTGATCGAGACTATTTTGTCGGCGCGTTAATCTACGTGATGAACAGCGTGCTGAACGACGATGTGTTTACGATTGCGGCGACGGGCACAGACGAGATCACAGTGACAGAGACGTTGCACGACGAAACCAACACCGGTGTCGTGCATATCTTTGCGTTGCGCCCTCCGCGTGCGTTTCTTTCGCTCGTGACGGATATTGAGACATGGTGCGCAGCGCATCCAGCGGCTGTGCAGGCCGTACAGCAGGAGTCTATTGACGATTATTCTGTTAGCTATGGGCTTGGCGTA